CCCTCATAATCATCATTAAGATACATAACTAAAGAATATCTTAATGTTTTATCTCCATCTAATTGATCAAAATGTGATCCCATTGCAACTCCAGTATAATATTTTTTTATATTAAATGTTGGAAAAAGCTTTGGCTCATCGTGGTCACCAAGAGATATCGCGTAGTCTTTGCATATGTTGTAAAACGTTTTCATTACCGAGTTGTATATATACTCGCTTTTTTCTCCTACTTCATTTTTTAAATTTTTAATTGCTTCAAGATAAAAACTTTTAGTTTGTCCATAAATAAAATTAACATCATTCGATGACGTCCAAGTTTTCCATAAATTAACATCACAATCCTGAAAGGAGCTCATTGAATCTAATTCATTAAGTGTATTCATAAACAAATTAAAATCATCTATTGCATTAGTGTAATAATAAACTTTTTCTTCTAACGCTTCCCTATTCATTTTATATCTCCTTAATATTTATTTCTTTCATAGAATCCTACTTCTTTTACAAAGCCAACTATAACATATCTGATTGGTCCATCTGAAACAGTCTTTACTCCGTGTTTATACTTACTGTTTCCGGGAAAAAATAAAAGATCTGTTGGCTTAGGTCTTATGGATATATTTAAATTTTCAAAAAATAGTTCTCCAGCATTATAATTATCGTTAAGATAAATTATACTTGCGTATCTAATTGATGGATCTGTATCTTGGTCAACGTGTGATTTTAACTCTACTCCGGGCTGCATTCTTTGAATTGTGGCAAGACCACTTAAAGCTAATGATGGATTAGAGTTAATAATCATTTTATTTAATCTATTATAAAAAGAATATTGTATTGGATGATAACCAATATTTAAGTTTTTATCTATCCAATTTTGTGTTACTTCAAATTTTCCTTCTGCAATAAGATTATCTACGTCGCTTCTACCAAACTTTTCTATACAAAAATTTACAATATTTGACATATACTCAACTTCCCAATCTTTTTGACAAGCGCTATCTATAATTTCGTTTATTGTATCTAGTTCATTTTGCATTAGGTAGTTTTTTATCCAAAGTAATTCGTCTGTAACTTGCTCAAATAAAAAATTATTTTTTTTAAGTTGATCAATAAACCTTTCAATCATTTACTTAATCCTTGATTTTATATTTGTTTCCGTCTTTATCTAGCTTGTAGCCTTCTTTGAGTAACTCTTGCCATTCAGCTTTTTCTTTTGCTTGGCGAGCTCTTGTTTCTTCCATCTCTTTTGCCCAAGCATCGCGTAGCTCTTGTGGATAGGCCTCTTCTTCCCTGTCATCCCAAAACGATCCTATTGTATATCTAATACCTTCGGTTATAAGCGTTACTTCATGCATGTTGTTAAATCCGCCATCAAAAGCTGCTAGCATACCTATCTGTGGTTTTATGCTTATGTTTTGATCTGGAAATTGCAAAAGTCCACCTTCAAAATTGTCATTTAAATATAGAAAGGCGGCATACCTGCTTCTTGTGAATGCTCCAGAATTACCTTTTTCATCTGTATTGTCTGAATGAATTCTGGCATATGCTCCTGGCTCCCATTTTTGGGTATGATAGCCAATCTGACTTACAATTGCTGGATCAATATCGTGCACTGAGGCAACAGCATTAACTATGCCCCTTTTTATATCAGAGAATATCGTTGATGGCAGACCCTCTTGTATAACAATATCATCTTCATCTTCTGGCAAAGTGGAAGAATAGGATTCGTAAAAAGATATTGGAGTCCACGTAAGTTTTTTGGTTTCTGCGTGTCTATCTAAAACTGTTACAAGTTTTTTGGCGGTGTGGAGGCTAATAAAATTTTTATAAATAACTATATCTTTAGTTAGTCTATTTTTATTATTTAGATTAATCATTTATTATTCCTTTTTGAGGATTCCATCTTGAAATCTCTTCTTCTGTGGGAAAGATCCTGTGATAGTGTTTATTGAAATCTGGTTTAACATCCCCAGTGTGCTCTAATATTTCCCAAAAAAATGGACAAGTGTATCTAAAAGACTTTTTAATTTCTGTAACACCATGTACATAATTTATATCTCCAGGGAAAAAGTATGCTGCTCCTTTTTTGGGTTTGAATTGTATTTTTTGATTAGGAAAATATAATTCTCCACCTTCATAGTCATCATTTATGTAGAATAAACTTGCTATATCATAATTCGGAAAGTCATTTGGACTTCCAGCGTCGGGGCCAGAGTGAAGCTCTTTATCCGCATGAGGTAATTGAAACTGCCCTGGATTCCATTTGACTATTGTTTGCCCAGTTGGTTTTATTTTTACTTTAAAAAAGTTTTCAATAATTGGTTGTAGTCTATTGTATAAGTCTACTATCTTAGGAACAATTTCTGGATTATTTTTATTCAAAGATGGATTACTACAAACTCTATCTTTCCAGTATTCTGCGTCATAGGTTATAGTTCCATTTTCATTTTTATGACTTTCAGTTATATCCCAAATAGTTATGCTTCTTGCCGCTTTATCCAGAAAGTTTACTTCTTGTTCGGTCATAAAGTTTTCTAATTCAACGATATTTTCTGATCCGCTACCAAAAAAACCTGATGGAGTTATCGAAGGCTTTCTAATGGCTAGAGAAGCTTGATTCGGATCTGTCATTGTTTATCACCATTTATTCTTTTATCTACAACATAAAGTCTCAATGCTTTTACCTCATGCTGGCCTAAAGACTCATTTTTTTCATTAACTGCATCTTTGTACCAATCGGTGAATTTTCCAGATGAGTTTATTTTTTGTGCCGAGTTACCATACTCGTTATTTGCTTGCTGTCTTAAGCTTTGTGGATCTGAATATTCTATGATATTAATTGACGTATGATTTAAATTTGTTAATGATATGGGAATTATTGTAGCGATTGGCGTTCCTGCTTTTATTATAGTTTCAACATTTGATTTTTTTGCTTTTATAGCTAGAGGTAATGGATTATCGTAAAAAGACGTACTAATTAGGTTTGACATTGTTTCAAAATCATCATTAAAATAATTAACAGGATTAATTGTCCAAAGACTTACTTCTTTATCAGTTTTGAAAAATAATCCAGTATTGAAACTTATTGATGATTGCCCTCTACCTGAATAACTGTCATGGGGACTTATAATTTTTATATGTCCACCTGTTTCATCGTTAATGCCATCCCAAAAAAAAATTATATCCTTTACACATGATAAACTCCAACCGATTACATTTGCTTGAGTAACTGGAAAGCATCTGTATGCGTGTTTTTCTGATGTCTTGTCCATCCAATCTCGTTTAATCGACATTGGCTCTATATTGAATATTGAATTTGAAGTCTTTTCAACTAATATATTAAACACTGTTATCCATTTCTCCTAAAAAGCGTCTTTGTGACCAAGTTTGTTAATATCAGTCATAACAACAACACAGTATTTATTCCCCTGCCTAATCGGCAGTGATGCGTGTTCGTAGATATAGTTAGATGGAAATATCGCAATATCTCCGATCTTTGGTGTATGAATATAGTTATTTAATCTTGGAAATTCTATTTCTCCACCCTCATAGTCGTCATTTATATATATAACTGCAGATACTGTGCAATTATAAGCTGGGCCATGATCCGCATGTATTCTAAAGTGTTTTCCTTCACCTTCGTATTTAACAAAATTAAACGCTTCATAATATACAACACTAATACCCCAATATGCTGCGTAGTCATCAATGCAAAATTTTAACTTATTGTATATCTCACTATGCAGATCTAACAAGGGGGCATTAAGTTGATTTCTTGGCCCAAGATTTTCTGGCTTATACTTAAAGTCTACACAGTCTCTAGCTTTTTTAATTGGTTCTGCCGAATTAGTAACAGTCGCCTCAGACCACTTGTATACCTTGCTATTTGTCAAGCTATGTTCTAGAGTTTTTATGTACCTTTCTGCATCATTTTTTGAAAAAACATTATGATAGATATTCAATCCTAATGCCGGATTAGAAATTATTATGCCGTTACCTATTTCTCTGTTGGGCATTCTGTTTGATATAGTTTCTGATCTGTCTTTATTGAGCCAGGCATCGGAGCTATCTTGGTATTGAGACATTTTATTCCTACTTTATACAATAACTATTTATAAGATCTTTTTTCCCAAACTTGATTTTTATAAACTCCACCGTTTGGCACTCTATACTTTTGAGAGTTTTTCATATTTTTATTATACATTTTTTCTGGATTCTCTATTATTAGTTCTGACTCCCAATTTTCTCTTTTAAAAGGAAAAAGCTGCAAATATGGAGTCCCTGCTGGCAATACTCCAGTCCAGCCTTTAAATACAAAAAATGGAATTTGTCCGAGTAAATGAACTTTATCATTATCTATAATTCCAGTAGTATTAAAAAATGGCAATTCAAATCTATTCATTGGCTGTGTGTACAGGACACTGTATCCAGTAGGAACAACTACGCCCCAATCAACCCACCAGGCAAAGTGGTGTTTATCATAGCCCATTGGCGTAGCGAAGTCTGCCATCTCTGCTCTTTCTGAAACAAAATCTTGGCTGTTTTCATCTAATGCTTTGGCGCTTATTCTTCCGTTGTTTTCAAAGAATTCAATGTCACAAGGAGTTCTTAGAGCATACCCACTTGACATTGCATCTAAAAGTGGAGCACACGCTTTCCAACTAGGAACCTTACTCCCATCTGCCGGATTTATCCAGGGCTGATCTGTTTGTGGGTTATTTATGTAGACGCTAGCTTCTTTGTACCAAGATGGTAAAGTTCTACCAATTGGTTTTGGGCAAGAAGTGCTTTCTTTTGTTAGGTGATACCTATTGGATACAAAAGATATTTGATTATTTTTTTGCTCTACTAAATCTAATTCGTTAGAATTCATGTTTTTCTATTTTCTTTTGTGGACTGTTATTGCTTTTGATATCCGCCATGGTGCTTATGATTATCATCATTATAGTCAAACATTGTTACAGCTGAGTACTTAACTCCACTTGTCACAGGGAGTGAAGCGTGGGCATATATATAGGTGGATGGAAACATAATAATATCCCCATAACTTGGTTTAAACTTTAAGTCAAGTTTATAAAAACTAAGCTCTCCACCCTCGTAATCATCATTGAGATATACGACAGAAGAAACAACGCAAACATAGGAAAAGCCGTGATCTGCATGGTAGTAAAAGTGTTGATTTTTTTCATACTTTACAAAGTTTATTGACTCCATGTAATTCATCGTTATATTGTATGGAGCACAATAATCCACCACACATGTATCTAGTTTTGATTTTACTTCACTATATATTTTATAGACCTCATTAAACTGAGTATCTTTTGACGAATCTGCTAATTGTTGTCCTATTTTAAAATCCCAGCAATCTCTATATTCTGGCATTTTTTGTTGATGGCCAACTAAAGCTTCTCTCCATTGGCAGTATGGATTAGATGAATCTATTTTCATTACATCTTCTAATCTTTGCGGTATATTCAACTCTTTACTTAGTTGATTTCGATAGACTACTATTCCAAGTTTTGGATCACCAAGATATTCCATTTTACCACTTTTCCATAGGGCATTTTGCATGTTTTAATTTTGTTTTTAAGACCATGAAGCAGGAGCACTTTTTACATTGTTTAGTGTGTTGTGTTAGCTCTGGACACTGCAGGCAGACTTCATATCTCTCTGTTGCGGTGTTGTTATCTGCATATTCTGTTGGATATAACAGGTCCCATGGCTTTGCTTCAGTAGCCATGGCTTCTTTATATTTTTTCCAAGCGCTCATTATTATTCTGCGTAGAAATGAGAACCGTTATACTTCCAGCCACTTCTTACGGGATTGGAGCTTGATACCTCCATTATTACAGGGTTACTACGAAGACAGGCTATGTATCTTTCGTAGGCGACTCCTTCTGGCAAATCTATTGTGTAATTAACAACTCCATCATTGATAAAATTAAATTTTGCTGCGTCACCCTCATTGGGTTCAACTTCTATAATTTCAGGATTATTTCTTAAGCACTGTGTCTGTTGCGCTTGAAGTTCGTGTGGATTTATAATTAAGATCATAGCAACATCATCATCAATAACAAAGGCAAATTTGTATCTGTTTGTTTGAACATTTTCATCTGACGTATCTACAATTTTTGACATATTTAAAATCCTTTTACTATTATTGATTTTATGTAAATAATTATATCACACTAAACTAGCCAATGCAATTCGGACCTGAGCATCCGAAGCCACCACCTCCACCGCACGCTGCACATGGGTCGCCAAATGATGGGAAGAATGGAAATGATGGTGGGAAGAATGGTGGGAAGAATGGAAATGATGGTGGGAAGAATGGTGGGAAGAACGGTGGGAAGAACGGGAAGAATGGGAAGAATGGCGGGAAGAATGGACCAAACGATGGGAAGAATGGCGGGAAGAATGGCGGCGCAACCGGCGTAACTGAATTAGAGGCTGCTGACTCATCTGAGTTTACTCCATATGATGTTTCAGCTCGCACAGTGAATGTATAAGCAGTTCCATTGGTTAATCCTGTTACGGTTACTGGGCTCGAGGATGCAGTACCGCTAAAACCACCTGGACTTGAGGTGGCACGATATGTAACAGTATCCTTACCAGTATATGTAGATGCGGTAAAGGCTACGGTTGCTTGGGCGTTTCCAGCCGTTGCTGTACCAATAGTTGGAGTAGTTGGCTTTTTGCCTTCGCTTGAAGTATTACCTGCTACTGGCTTCATGTAGCACTAAGATCCCCGACTAGATACCATTCATCAGTCCCTCTTTTAATTAGTGTCGCCGATGCATACTGTGCCCTTAAAAAGACACCTGGTGTCGCACGAATGGTGGTGGTAGCAGGTGTTTGAGCTACAACCCTGGTTTTACCGGCTCCATATTGAGTAATATGGATTTGTGATCCTATTGGGAACGCGACATTTGCATTAGTAGGAACAGTTACGTCATTTGCTGAACCAACATTCATTTCAATGAACTTATTTTTATCAGTCAATGCAAGCGTATATGTTCCTGTTTTTGTATCGATAGTTGCATCAGCTATCTTACTTTGTTCAATTGCCGCAGATGAACTAATATCAGCATTGACAATGACGCCAGCAGCTATTGATGTAACTCCGCTTGAATCTATAGTTACATCGCCAGTCTCTGCGACAGCAGTTGGCACACCAGATGCATTATAAACAATAATGTTTCCAGCAGTGCTAGTTGCAAGTTTACTTAGAGATATGGCGGCTGCAGTACTGATATCTGCATCAACAATCGTATTGGAAGCAATAGCAGTAACGCCACCACCAGTTATTGTCACATCTCCAGAAACAGTTGTTGCTGTTATTACACCAGTAGTGGTTGTTCCAAGAAGTACTTGTCCTGCTGTTGCATTAGCAAGTTTAGAGTGGGCAATTGCAGCTGAGGCGCTGATATCACCATTAGCGATTGTTCCATCGGCAATCATAGTTGAAGTAACGGTTCCAGTATCAGCTGTGGTGATAATGCTACCGTAAGTAGATCCATCATTTGTGATTTCCCATTTGTCGGATGTTTCATTCCAACGAATAAGAACATTTGTTGAAGTACCACGCTCAACTTCAATACCAGCATTTTGAGATGGAGTTCCAGCTTCATTGTTGTTTAAAATAATAATATTATCATCAATGGTTAGTGTTTCAGTATTAACTGAAGTTGTAGTTCCGGAAACAGTTAAATTACCAGCAACTATTAAATTATCATCAACAGTTACTGTTCCACCAGCTGAGTCAATTGTTAAATTACCTGATACTGTATCAATTTCGCCAGCAGCGGTTATACCTAACTGGACAGCATCCGCAGTAACTCCAGCAAATGAGGGATTTGCATTAGTTGCTACTGACTGACCGATTGCAATTGTTGCTGTTGATCCTTCACTTGGGGTGTGGGTTACTGTTACGCCCGTTCCAGCCGTGACATCAGACATGTAGTTACCTGTCGTATCAGTACCAAGGGCAACAGAATTAGCTGCGATAGTTGCAACACCGGTAGAACTAACGGTAATATCACCAGATAAAGTTACGTATGTTGGCACTCCTGCGGAGTTTGCCAAAACTATTTGGCCAGATGTTCCGGAAGCAAGCTTAGAAAGTGCTATAGCTGCTGAAGCGCTGATGTCAGCATTAACAATAGTAGAATCAGCGATCATCGTGGAAGTTACTGTTCCAGTATCAGCGGCTGTAATTGCAGTTCCTGAAATCTTAGTTTTGTCAATTGCGGCTGAAGCGTTTATGTCGGCGTTGACGATCACGCCAGTGGCAATGGCTGTAACACCAGCTCCCGTAATAGTTACATCTCCAGAAACGGTAGTTGCTGTTACAACTCCAGTAGTAGTTGTTCCAAGCAGTACTTGTCCTGCAGTAGCGTTGGCGAGTTTTGAGTGAGCTATAGCTGCTGAAGCGCTTATATCGCCATTAACTATGGTTGAATCAGCTATCATTGTAGATGTAACTGTTCCAGTATCAGCGGCTGTAATTGCAGTTCCTGAAATCTTAGTTTTGTCAATTGCGGCTGAAGCGTTTATGTCGGCGTTGACGATCACGCCAGAAGCAATTGCTGTAACACCAGTATCTGAAATTGTAACGTCGCCAGTTTTAGATACCCATGTTGGAACACCAGAAGAATTAGCAACGATGATTTGACCAGATGTTCCGGAAGCGAGTTTAGAAAGCGCTATGGCTGCTGAATTATTTATATCAGCATTAACAATTGCTCCATCAGCTATCATTGCACTTGTAATTATGCCAGAATCTGCGACCGTTACAATGTTGCTGTATGTGGTTCCATCATTTGTTGTTTGCCAAGTATCTGTTGTTTCATTCCAGCGCAAGTGAACATTATTTGATGTTCCGCGCTCAACTTCAATTCCAGCATTGAGTGTTGGGGATCCAACTGTTCCATTATTAAGAACAATTATATTATCTTCAATAACAATTGTTTCAGTATTTAATGTAGTTGTGTTGCCAGAAATTGTTAAATTACCACTAACTGTAAGATCGCCAGAAACAGATACATTTCCGATCCTTTGAGATTGAAGCTACTACTGCGTCTGAAGAATTTTTAAATTCAGCTAAAGCTGCTGTAGCGCCAGAGGCTGCTTTAAAGACAGCAGATTCGTCATAAACAGTAATTTGTGGTGCAGTTTCAATTCTTATACGAGCCATGATACCCCTTGATTTTATTGATGGAAACGATCATAGTTATAGTAATGAGTTATGATAGGAATTATTGTATAATCCTATTTAAATATTCCATCATTCTACC